TCTCCAGATAATTCTATTGTTCTTGCATTTGTTAATGCTGCTGCAGTTCCGGTTGTGTTTGCATTAATTGTTGCTGGAAGGCTTATTGTAACGTTGCCTGTATTTGAAGTTACATCTATCTCATTTGCTGTGCCAGTTAAAGAATTAACAAATGTATCTTTGTTAATAATATTTGACCAATCAACTTTTGCTACTAGTTCACCAGTTGTTCCTGAATAAACTTCACCAGTATTTGTTGCATCGGGTATAAAAGTAAATTTTCCAATTGAATCATCAAATCCAAAAAAACCTAACTTTGGCGAACTTCCGTTATGCCATCTGAATTCTATTCCTCTATCTTTGTTATCATCAGATGCTGGAGCAGTGTTTCCTCCAAGTGTAAATATTGGATCTTTTACATAAACTGTAGTTGATTCAACAGAAGTTTGAGTTCCATTAATTATTAGATTTCCATCTACAGTTAAATTTGCTTCTAATAAAATATCATCTGCGTTAGAAGATGTTGAGGCATTATACTGAGACCAATGAAGTGTAGTGTTTATTAATGTGTTTGCATCGTTTCTATAAAACAATATTCCATTAATTGGGTCTATTGCTATTTGACCCTGTACAATATTTGGAGTTGTCATTTAAAACCTTCGCTGTCTTTTATTATTTAGAAGGTTCCACCATCAAATGTTATTCCGTCAATGGTGCCACCAGTTATGCTGACATTGTTAGCGTTCTGTACTGATATAGTTCCTAAACCAAGATTAACTCTTGCATTTGAAGCATCAGTTGCTCCCGTACCACCGTAGGCAACTCCTATTGCTGTTGCACTCCAAGTTCCTGTTGCGATGTTACCTACTGATGTTAAGCTTGAATTCAAAACAGTTGAACCAAGAGTTGTGTTGGTTAATACTGAGTTGCCACCAATCTTAAATTCTTTTCCAGCTAAAAGATTAAGATGTTCAGAGGATGTCCATGCGTCTGTTGCGTCAACCCAGTTAAAGGTTTTATTTGTTGCACCGAGAACTGTAACACCAGAACCATCTGCTGTTGTATCTGTTGGTGATGCAACGTTTGCAAGAACGATATTCTTATCTTCAACAACTATAGTTGCTGTATTAAGAGTTGTTGTATTACCTTGGACTGTAAGGTCTCCAGTAACAATAAGATTATTGCCAATTGTCACGTTAGATGGAAGGCCTAGCGTAACTGCTCCAACTCCAGAGTTAGATACTGTTATTTCATTTGCTGTGCCAGTCAAGCCAGTAACGAGATTTGTTCCTCTATCGCTGATTTGCGAAGCAGTTACCGAAATTGCTGAGTTTCCAGCCGCTGTTAAGCGACCTTGAGCATCAACAGTGAATGTTGCAACAGTGCTTGCATTTCCGAAGGAGCCTGCTGTAACTGCTGTATTATCAAGATTTAATGTAATCGTATCCGTTGTGCTTGCGACTGAACTCAGACCAGTTCCACCAGAAATTGTTAATGTATCTACACCGGAAGTTATTGTCTGACTTGAACCAGAATCACCAGCAACAGTAAAAGATGTAGCTACATTTGATATATTTGAGTTAATATTAGAAACTAAATTATCTACATAAACTTTTGTTACTGCGTGTGTATTAGCTGATGGAGTAGGAACTATTACTACGCCTGAAAAAGTTTTATTGCCAGTAATTGTTTGTGCTGTACCAAGCGTCAAGTATGCGCCAGGACCTGCAATGGCTTCAATGCTTGTTGCTGTTCCACCAATGCCGCCAGTCCCCTTACCGTAGTAAAGGGTATTGTCTGCTTCGTTAAATGCTAACTCTGCGTTCTCTAAACTAGACGGTGCACCAGCTGCGCCAGCAGACGACCTTCTTTTAATTCTTAAGGTATTTGCCATTTTAGAAATTTCCTCCGTCTACTAAATTTTGCTTAGTGGCATTGACCCATACAGAGCCATTAAACTGCAAGACATCACCTGTTCCAACTGAATTTATAGTAACATCTGTTAAACCATTTAATACTGATTGTATAGAAACATTTGATTCTATGGCTATCATTCTGTCTTTTACTGTCAAATACGATGCGGCCGGGTTTATTCCCATGACGGTTTGGATAGCTTCAACTGCATCATTTAAATCTGTGTGCTGTTGATGGTGCGGTACCGTGACAGAATTAAGAGTATCAGTAGCATTAGGGTTAACAAAATTATCTAACGCTGCTGGATATTGGATTGCCATTTCTTCCCCTAAATTGATAGAATCTTATTGCTATCGTTACTCCAATTTATAGTAACGCCCAATGACGCATTGCTGCCTTCAAATGGCAATCCTTCTGAAGTATCTATAAAAAATATTAATCTTGAATTTGAATCTGATACCCCAACCTGGTACAACACAATCGCATTGAACGCTGCACCGGCATAAGCTGGAACCTCAAGATCATTAGCATCTAAAACTCCATTGGTGGTAGTTTTATTAGCTAAAGCGTTAGACCTTCCTTTAATTGCGGAAGATGCTATATCGGAAACAAATTCATCAGTATTTTGATTTGCTGTGTATGTTGATGTATTTATAAATAATATTTTAAGATCATTAGTATCAACTGCTATATCTCCATTTAATAAAGCCTGTTTAGCTTTTTTATAAATAAAATTAGCCATAATTAAATACCTATATCTTTTGATGTTTTAATTCTATATTTATAACCTTTTTCAAAATAATTTTTACCTTCAGTAAAATACGAAGGAGTAGCATCATCTAGTGATGGGAAATCGACATATACTTCAGGTTTCCATGAATGCATACTTATTTGAGCTGTAACTGTTTCCCATCTAGATGGGGCTCTCTGTACAAGTTTTCTTTGGCAAGTAAAATATTTATTACTTAAAAAGTTTGAAGCTGGTCTATCACTAAATGTTATAACAACTCTTCCATTATTATAATCATTATAAAGATAGAACTCACCATCAGCAGGGTCTGTTTCGACTACATAGAATAAAGGATTTTTTGCAAGTATTTGATAGCTTACATCTATATCTGTTTTAATCGATTTATCTTGAATTAAAACAGGAGTTAAAGCTGGATCTGTAATCTCTGTTGTATTTGGAGTTGCTCCACAACCAGACCATGTAAATTCTATTTCTTCTGTGGCAACTATATTCCCAGAAGCATCTACTAAATTTTCTACTATTATACAGTAATCTGTATTTTCAACTAACTCTGTTGTTCTCCAATAGAGAGTTAAAACTCTTGAAATTTGATTATAGTCTTTTATTGTACTAATTAATTCAAATGGAGCTGACACCTGAGTTGGTGTTGCTCCAGCTACAACCAGTCCAAAGTTTTCATTTTTTAGTGAAGTTATTTTTACTGTTCTACCAAATTTAATAGATACAGAATAACATCCTACTGAAGCTTGATCTACAAGATATAAGGCCACTTAATTCTCCAAAAGGTAAACTAACCATAATAGTAAGCACTATGTTTGTAAATATGAAAATAGGGGGTGGAGATTTCTCTCGCACCCCCCATCTTCTAGGGTTGTGTAACTATAACTGACCCTAAGGGTTTTATCAGAGCGTAACTTGATTTGTAACTTGAACTTCGTAGTTACGGGTAAGTTTAACGTTCTTGGCTACTGTAATTCCTTCACCGTCTCCGAGCATTACGATGTCATAACGCTCTTTCATCTTCATCTGACGAATGTCACGACTTGGATCAGCAAACTGATCTGTAGTCATGTCATCCTTGACAAGCATGGAACCAACTTCGTTGCGGTCGATCAAGAAAATGTCCGACTTAGCAGCTAATGAAGGTGTTGAGCCTGTCTTTGCCGTGAAGCTTACGAATGGTGATACAATCACATTCAAACCCAAAGGAGCGGTGTTGTTTAATGCGCCTGTTGGTGAATCTGGACGGTAGCCCCAGCTTGTATTAACAGCTGCTGCCGAACCGCCAGTGTGGAAGATTGCATCCTTAAGGAACACTGACCACATAAGTGGGTGGAGGATAAAGTCTGTTGGAACATGATTTTCAGCCATCAAGACTGCAGCCATGTCTACAACATCATCCCAATGAAGAGTTTTGTTTGCAGCTCCATCGATACCACGACCGGTTGTGTCATCATAGCTACCGCTATCATTATCAAACACAATTGTTGCGGCATCTTTAAAACGCTGAAGTGCAATTTGCTCCTTCAAACGAGCCATCGCTCTACCTGCAGCGCGTACATGAAGACCTACGATATCCCAGAGTGAGTCAGAGATGACTTCTTCTGTGAAGGAGAGCTTAACACCCTTCTTCGATACCTTACCTTCAATCTGCTTTGCAAAGGCGAGTGCTTGTTCTGGGTACTCTTGACCCTCAGGAATCTCTGCTGCTTGAATAGCATTGACCGCTGGGAACTCAAGTGAACGACCCTTACCCAAACGTACTGTCGAGAGAAGTGGAGTCACAAGAAGTTGTGGCTCTGCTGCCTCTTTTAGGGTACGCGAAATAACCTTTGGGAAAAGTATTGCTGCATCTGGTGATGCGAATGCTTCCTTAATGGTTACTCTATTGTTTTCATCTATGTGTCCGTCCTCGGTTAATGCATTCTCCCAAGCTGGGAGACCCGAGAGGAGCTCTTGGATTGTCTTACTCATCTTAGGAATATTCCTCCTGTTTATTTTCTAAAGTGTTAGATTGACGCGGAATGCACCAACCACATTATTGACGTCCAGATTAGAACGTATACCCAACTTACCTGAGTATGTACCCGAGCGAGTAAGCTCGTATACGGTCTTCAGGGCACCTGGATCTGATGGCAACTGCATGTAGGAAAGGAGGCCGTCATCAAAGTTTGTAGCAAACTTCTCAACCTCAATAACTTTACCTACTACTGTCCATGGGTAAGCGCCTGCAGCTCCTGTTGTTGAAGCAATTGCTACTGGACGACCCATATGGTCTGCCTTAATTAATGAACCAATAGTTACGTCATCATTGATGGCAGTTACCATTGGGTACTCAACGTATCCATGAGTAATAAATCCTGCACCCTGTGAAGTGCCCTTATCAAATGGACGATAGAGGTCGTACTGAGCGCAGCCGATTGGAACAGAATATGCTCCAACAGATACTGTATCAGTTGCACCCGAGCTGTATGATGGTGTTGCGCCATCCAGTGGATCCCACGATGCTGGCATCGCGTCACCCCAAGTTACGCTCGAACTTGTTCCGTTTGCAGGAACCATTCTTGCATCACCGTTTGCATCTGCAACTACCGAAAGGATTGTTCCCTTTGGAATTACAATTTCAAAACGATCATCTTCTGAATCCAAATACCATGTTGGCAATCCAACTGATGGAAGTATGTAGGCTGCTGGTGCAATACCAGGCGAAACTACAAAACGACCAGCACCTGTTTTGGTGCCAACTTTACGAAATTTAGCTAAAGACATTATTTCTCCTTAAAGTTGTATATTAAAGTTTACGACGACCCATGAAGGCATCTACGAAAAGTTGTTCAACGGTATTTACTTTTGTCTCTTCAATTTCCTCTTCTTGCTTGTCTGAGAATATTACATTCTCTTCATTTTCGACAGCAATCTCTGGATTGATTTCTGGCATTGATGCATGCTTTGTCTTAGCGACAGGCATGGTTGCCAAATCTCTTAAAGAATCGGCCAATGAAGATGCTGTTCTCTTTGAGTGATCAGCAATAAGTTCTTCTCTGGTTTCATATGACTCTAGTCCGTTTGCAATTTTTGCGTCTACAACTCTTTCAACAAGAGTTCTATGCAATGCATTCTTGAGTTTTTGGTTTTCTTCTTCGAGAGACTGAAGTTTTTTTGCTGTGTCATCAACATCTTGCTCAGAGGCCTGCTCATCGGCTTTTACTGTGCCAGTGAGGTCTGTTTCTGACTCTTCAGTTTTCTCAATTTCTTCGGAAGTAGTAGCGTCAGAAGAATCAACAGTATCAACCTGTTCTTCTTTTGAATCCAAAACTTCCTCAGATCCTTTTGCATCTTCTTTTGAAGCTTCTTCAGTTGTTTCTGAAGCTGCATCAATTACTGGTGCTTGTTCTTTTTTCAAATCTTCAATTTTTGAAGTAATGACGTCTATCAAGGTCTTATCGTCAGCTTCTGTAGCCGCTTTTAATGCACTTGTTAGTGCTGATATAAGATTTAAATTAACATCCTCTTCTGAGGCGTTGCCTTCATCTTTTGATGAAACTTCTTCTGTTGAATTTTCTTCCTTATCAACTATGCTGTCTGATGCTTCACCTGCGTTTGCTGCTGATACATCTGAAAGGTCTTGGCTAAGTTCTTCAACAGTAGCCAAAATGTCCTCATTCTTGACTTCATCATTCATGTTTAATTTCTCCTCAAGAATATCTTTCTCACGATTCTCATTAGATAGTAATGAATCGTTGGTATAATTGTAATTTTCGCTTTCTTGCACTGCGTATGCCGTCAAAAAAGCTCCCTTCAGATGTAAGTAAAGTGGCTTTGATTCTTTAGATTTAAGATCTTTTAAGATTGATTTGTGTTCTTCAACAGAATAAATATCTTCTTCATTCATACTTAAAACAAAAGCAGAACTCTTAGCGACCCAATCATCAGTAGAATTTTCTACCTTAACATCACCTTTACTGGATTTTCTTACGCCAGACTTAGAATCTGCCGGCTGATTAACAAAAGAATATTCTTTAAAAGAAATATCCTGCATATCCACAAAGGCTAATTTACCCTTGTAAACTTGACCCCTCTTAAACTTTGCGAGCTTTGGTTTGCCATCGGAAGATTCTGCTGCAAGATCTTCACCGGTAATTGAGCACACTGCTTTCCCT